TAGTCAATGCATCTAATGAGCAATGACTAGTGTGGTGCGACCTTAATGATGAATCGACTACTTTGAAAGAAATGATTGATCTCGCAGAGGACGTCAAAGGTAGTGATAAGGCGACTCGAAAACAGGGCATGATGTTAGGTTTTGGTTCTGGATTCCTAAAATGCTTGGTAACAAAACCAAGTATCGCTGGATTCGGAATGAACTGGCAAAACTGCCACAATATGATTTTTGTTGGACTATCCGATAGTTATGAACAGTATTATCAAGCGCTTCGTCGATGCTGGCGATTTGGTCAGAAGCATGAGGTGAACGCTTATATCGTAATTTCCGAAAAGGAAGGCGCGGTTAAAGCGAATATCGAACGTAAGGAAGCGGATGCTATAAAAATGAGGGACGCTATGATTGCGCTAACCCGTGACGCTGTTCGTACTGAATTATCTAAAACTAGACGGGAATCAACGGAATACAATCCGTGTGTGCCTATGGTGTTACCTAACTGGGCAGAAATGAGGGCTGTTATATGACTAAAATTTACGTAAGCCATCCATTCGGAGGATTGGCTAAAAATAAAAAGAATGCTGACTCTGTATTAAAGTGGCTGCAGGACGATATGGGCGTATTTCCGATAAAGGAACCTTTTGGCAGTGATACGCATAACATATTCCTATCACCTATACATATGTTTGGGCATTTATATAACAAGGTTGATTATGATACTGGCATAGGCTGGTGTATTGACCTTCTAAGTGGTTGTGATGCAATCATAATGTGCAACGGATGGGAGAACTCAACCGGGTGCAATTTGGAGCTAGCTTATGCTAAGGATCATAACATAAGAGTCATCCACATCAATGAATTAAAAGCAGCCAAATTGACTAGATTAGCTGTTGAGGCAGGAATGGATAAAGCTATAGCCGCCCTATCTGGATTTGCAATGCTGCAAGCGTTAAATAAGAAAGCAAAGGAGGACCTACAACGTGAACGTGCTAAATCAGTTAATTGAGTCCCGATTTGCAATTTATAATGGCGACTCTGTAGAAGTGCTGAAAGGGCTGCCTGATGATAGCGTTCATTACTCCATATTTAGCCCTCCATTTAGTAGCTTGTATGTGTACTCAAATTCCGATAGGGATATGGGAAACTCATCTACTGATAGTGAGTTTTGGCAGCACTTCAAGTATTTGATTGCAGAACTATACCGCGTAATAATGCCTGGGCGATTAGTATCAGTTCATTGTATGGATTTACCTCTCACGAAATCTAGGGATGGTATTATCGGAATGAAAGACTTTCCCGGTGACATTATTCGAGCCTTTCAGGATGCTGGATTCGTGATGCATTCCCGAGTCACGATTTGGAAAGACCCTCTTGTTGAGGCTACTCGGACAAAGGCTCTGGGTCTTTTACATAAACAAATTGTAAAAGATTCTGCCATGTGCCGTATGGGGGCGCCTGATTACATCGTGACATTGCGTAAGCCTGGTGACAATCCGGAGCCCATCGCACATCCGGATGGATTTACCCAGTTTTTCGGGCAAGAGGAACCTGAGGGTATCAAAGGAGTTGAACGACCTGCGCCCGATCCAGAGTTGTTTGATAAAAAGCAGAAATATAATACGGAGCCTATGTATAGCCATCAAGTATGGCGCCGATATGCTAATCCTGTATGGGCGGATATCCGCCAAACACATACGCTGAATTATAAAGCAGCTCGTGATAATAAGGATGAACGTCATATTTGCCCGTTACAGCTAGATACGGTGGCTCGTTGCATAGAATTGTGGAGTAATCCAAATGATATCGTACTTGATCCGTTTGCCGGTATTGGTACTGTACCAGTTATGGCACTTCGTATGGGGCGTAGGGCTTTAGGTTTTGAGCTAAAAGAATCGTATTACAACCAATCAATTATTAATATTCAGGAGGAGTTAAACAATGATTAAAGTTGAAGTTCAAGGAGTTAATGTACTAGATGTATATAAC